CTCTATAATTTTCTGGTTTAATTTGAATTTGCTAAAAATAACGCAGGAAATTATTTATTGGTTATTTGTTGATTTTTTCTTATGTAATTATGGTGGTATTTTGAACACTCGATATCATTCTCACAAATATCGTTCAGGGGTTTACGTACGTAAAAAATTGGTTATTCTGTTAAGAATGGTTACTTCGTCACACAGCTTAAACCCGCCGTCGAGCGGGTTTTTCCATTTTTTGAGTCTTGATATTAGCTAATCACCCAATACCTCAGTTATTCACTGACTCTGAATCTGTTACGTTTCTGCCTTTGTTTGCGATACGTAGTATTCCCTCTATTTACACCCGCTTTGTCTGCGAGGTGGGGTTATGAAATCCATGGATAAGTTAACAACGGGTGTCGCCTATGGCACCTCAGCAGGTAGTGCCGGGTACTGGTTTTTACAGTTGCTCGATAAAGTCACGCCCTCACAGTGGGCGGCAATAGGTGTGCTGGGTAGTCTGGTATTTGGCTTGCTGACGTATCTGACAAACCTTTATTTCAAGATTAAAGAAGATAAGCGTAAGGCTGCGAGAGGTGAATAATGTCGCCATCATTACGCAAGGCTGTTGCTGCTGCTATTGGTGGTGGGGCTGTTGCCATAGCGTCTGTGCTCATCACTGGTCCGAGTGGTGACGATGGCCTGGAAGGTGTCAGCTACATACCATACAAAGATATCGTTGGCGTATGGACTGTATGTCACGGACACACCGGAAAAGACATCATGCTCGGTAAAACGTATACCGAAGCAGAATGCAAAGCCCTCCTGAATAAAGATCTTGCCACTGTCGCCAGACAAATTAACCCGTACATCAAAGTCGATATACCGGAAACAACGCGCGGCGCTCTTTACTCATTCGTTTACAACGTGGGTGCTGGCAATTTCAGAACATCGACGCTTCTTCGCAAAATAAACCAGGGCGATATCAAAGGCGCATGTGATCAGCTACGTCGCTGGACATATGCTGGCGGTAAGCAATGGAAAGGTCTCATGACTCGTCGTGAGATTGAGCGTGAAATCTGTTTGTGGGGTCAGCAATGAACAGAGTAACCGCGATTATCTCCGCTCTGGTTATCTGCATCATCGTCTGCCTGTCATGGGCTGTTAATCATTACCGTGATAACGCCATTACCTACAAAGCCCAGCGCGACAAAAATGCCAGAGAACTGAAGCTGGCGAACGCGGCAATTACTGACATACAGATGCGTCAGCGTGATGTTGCTGCGCTCGATGCAAAATACACGAAGGAGTTAGCTGATGCGAAAGCTGAAAATGATGCTCTGCGTGATGATGTTGCCGCTGGTCGTCGTCGGTTGCACATCAAAGCAGTCTGTCAGTCAGTGCGTGAAGCCACCACCGCCTCCGGCGTGGATAATGCAGCCTCCCCCCGACTGGCAGACACCGCTGAACGGGATTATTTCACCCTCAGAGAGAGGCTGATCACGATGCAAAAACAACTGGAAGGAACCCAGAAGTATATTAATGAGCAGTGCAGATAGAGCTGCCCATATCGATGGGCAACTCATGCAATTATTGTGAGCAATACACACGCGCTTCCAGCGGAGTATAAATGCCTAAAGTAATAAAACCGAGCAATCCATTTACGAATGTTTGCTGGGTTTCTGTTTTAACAACATTTTCTGCGCCGCCACAAATTTTGGCTGCATCAACAGTTTTCTCCTGTCCAATTCCCGAAACGAAGAAATGATGGGTGATGGTTTCCTTTGGTGTTACTGCTGTCGGTTTGTTTCCAACAGTAAACGTCTGTTGAGCACATCCTGTAATAAGCATTGCCAGAGCGGCAGAAAACAACATTTTTTTCATCTTATTATCCTGCATTGTTAAAAACGGCAGAATCCTATGTGACAACAATTAAACGATAGTTAAATGGATTGATGAAAATTAAAACTATATAGGTGGATGCTCAGCCTATTGGAGGAGGGGGGCACTCAGAATCCTGTGGAATGAAATAAACAGCTCTTTCTGTCCATTACCCTTTTAGCTGCGCTGTATCGTCGCCGTATTCCCGCATTAACCATGACCGTAGCCCGACGGGGAATTCCTTCTGCGTGAGTGTGCGGGAATAATCAAAAACGATGCACACCGGGTTTTTACCGCGTTTATGGTTCGCGGGGGTGTCCCTCATGCTCGCCAGTCCTGTGCGGGGGTGGAAGAAACAGGACGTGTATTCAGGTCTGTGTGACTGTGGTCGCAAGACTTTTGTCGTTCAGCTATTAAATCCCATTACGAAGTAGAGCAGAACGGCCAACGGGTCCTTTCCGGCGATCCGACAGGTTACGGGGCGGCGACCTCGCGGGTTTTCGCTATTTATGAAAATTTTCCGGTTTAAGGCGTTTCCGTTCTTCTTCGCCGTAACCTAATGTTTTTATTTAAAACACCCCCTGAAAAGAAAGGAAACGACAGGTGCTGAAAACGGGCTTTTTAGCCTCTGTCGTTTCCTTTCTCTGTTTTTGTCCGTGGAATGAACAATGGAAGTCAACAAAAAGCAGCTGGCTGACATTTTCGGTGCGAGTATCCGTACCATTCAGAACTGGCAGGAGCAGGGAATGCCCGTTCTGCGAGGTGGTGGGAAGGGTAATGAGGTGCTTTATGACTCTGCCGCCGTCATAAAATGGTATGCCGAAAGGGATGCTGAAATTGAGAACGAAAAGCTGCGCCGGGAAGTTGAAGAACTGCGGCAGGCCAGCGAGACAGATCTCCAGCCAGGGACTATTGAGTACGAACGCCATCGACTTACGCGTGCGCAGGCCGACGCACAGGAGCTGAAAAATGCCAGAGACTCCGCTGAAGTGGTGGAAACCGCATTCTGTACTTTCGTGCTGTCGCGGATCGCAGGTGAAATTGCCAGTATTCTCGACGGGATCCCCCTGTCGGTGCAGCGGCGTTTTCCGGAACTGGAAAACCGACATGTTGATTTCCTGAAACGGGATATCATCAAAGCCATGAACAAAGCAGCCGCGCTGGATGAACTGATACCGGGGTTGCTGAGTGAATATATCGAACAGTCAGGTTAACAGGCTGCGGCATTTTGTCCGCGCCGGGCTTCGCTCACTGTTCAGGCCGGAGCCACAGACCGCCGTTGAATGGGCGGATGCCAATTACTATCTCCCAAAAGAATCCGCATACCAGGAAGGGCGCTGGGAAACACTGCCCTTTCAGCGGGCCATCATGAATGCGATGGGCAGTGACTACATCCGCGAGGTGAATGTGGTGAAGTCTGCCCGTGTTGGTTATTCCAAAATGCTGCTGGGTGTTTATGCCTACTTCATAGAGCATAAGCAGCGCAACACCCTTATCTGGTTACCGACGGATGGTGATGCCGAGAACTTTATGAAAACTCACGTTGAGCCGACCATCCGTGATATTCCTTCGCTGCTGGCGCTGGCCCCGTGGTATGGCAAAAAGCACCGGGATAACACGCTCACCATGAAGCGTTTCACCAATGGTCGTGGCTTCTGGTGCCTGGGCGGTAAAGCGGCAAAAAACTACCGTGAAAAGTCAGTGGATGTGGCGGGTTATGATGAACTTGCTGCCTTTGATGAGGATATTGAACAGGAAGGCTCTCCGACGTTCCTGGGCGATAAGCGTATTGAAGGCTCGGTCTGGCCAAAGTCCATCCGTGGCTCCACGCCCAAAGTGAGAGGCACCTGCCAGATTGAGCGTGCAGCCAGTGAATCCCCGCATTTTATGCGTTTTCATGTTGCCTGCCCGCACTGCGGGAAGGAGCAGTACCTTAAATTTGGCGACAAAGAGACGCCGTTTGGCCTCAAATGGATGCCGGAGGATCCCTCCAGCGTGTTTTATCTCTGTGAGCATAATGCCTGCGTCATCCGTCAGCAGGAGCTGGACTTTACTGATGCCCGTTATATCTGCGAAAAGACCGGGATCTGGACCCGTGATGGCATTCTCTGGTTTTCGTCATCCGGTGAAGAGATTGAACCGCCTGACAGTGTGACCTTTCACATCTGGACGGCGTACAGCCCGTTCACCACCTGGGTGCAGATTGTCAAAGACTGGATGAAGACGAAAGGGGATACGGGAAAACGTAAAACCTTCGTGAACACCACGCTCGGTGAGACGTGGGAAGCGAAAATCGGCGAACGTCCGGATGCTGAAGTGATGGTAGAGCGGAAAGAGCATTATTCAGCGCCCGTTCCTGATCGTGTGGCTTACCTGACCGCCGGTATCGACTCCCAGCTGGACCGCTACGAAATGCGCGTATGGGGATGGGGGCCAGGTGAGGAAAGCTGGCTGATTGACCGGCAGATTATTATGGGCCGCCACGACGATGAACAGACGCTGCTGCGTGTGGATGAGGCCATCAATAAAACCTATACCCGCCGGAATGGTGCAGAAATGTCGGTATCCCGTATCTGCTGGGATATTGGGGGCATTGACCCGACCATTGTGTATGAACGCTCGAAAAAGCATGGGCTGTTCCGGGTGATCCCCATTAAAGGGGCATCCGTCTACGGAAAGCCTGTGGCCAGCATGCCACGTAAGCGAAACAAAAACGGGGTTTACCTTACCGAAATTGGTACGGATACCGCGAAAGAGCAGATTTATAACCGATTCACACTGACGCCGGAAGGGGATGAACCGCTTCCCGGTGCCGTTCACTTCCCGAATAACCCGGATATTTTTGATCTGACCGAAGCGCAGCAGCTGACGGCTGAAGAGCAGGTCGAAAAATGGGTGGATGGCAGGAAAAAAATACTGTGGGACAGCAAAAAGCGACGCAATGAGGCACTCGACTGCTTCGTTTATGCGCTGGCGGCGCTGCGTATCAGTATTTCCCGCTGGCAGCTGGATCTCAGTGCACTGCTGGCGAGCCTGCAGGAGGAGGATGGTGCAGCAACCAACAAGAAAACACTGGCAGATTACGCCCGTGCCTTATCCGGAGAGGATGAATGACGCGACAGGAAGAACTTGCCGCTGCCCGTGCGGCACTGCATGACCTGATGACAGGAAAACGGGTGGCAACGGTACAGAAAGACGGACGGCGAGTGGAGTTTACGGCCACTTCCGTGTCTGACCTGAAAAAATACATTGCGGAGCTGGAAGTGCAGACCGGCATGACACAGCGACGCAGGGGACCTGCAGGATTTTATGTATGAAAACGCCCACCATTCCCACCCTTCTGGGGCCGGACGGCATGACATCACTGCGTGAATATGCCGGTTATCACGGTGGTGGCAGCGGATTTGGTGGGCAGTTGCGGGCGTGGAACCCACCGGGTGAAAGTGTGGATGCAGCCCTGCTGCCCAACTTTACCCGTGGCAATGCCCGTGCAGACGATCTGGTACGCAATAACGGCTATGCCGCCAACGCCATCCAGCTGCATCAGGATCATATCGTCGGGTCTTTTTTCCGGCTCAGTCATCGCCCAAGCTGGCGCTATCTGGGCATCGGGGAGGAAGAAGCCCGAGCCTTTTCCCGCGAGGTTGAAGCGGCATGGAAAGAGTTTGCCGAGGATGACTGCTGCTGCATTGACGTTGAGCGAAAACGCACGTTTACCATGATGATTCGGGAAGGTGTGGCCATGCACGCCTTTAACGGTGAACTGTTCGTTCAGGCCACCTGGGATACCAGTCCGTCGCGACTGTTCCGGACTCAGTTCCGGATGGTCAGTCCGAAGCGTATCAGCAACCCGAACAATACCGGCGACAGCCGGAACTGCCGTGCCGGTGTGCAGATTAATGACAGCGGTGCGGCGCTGGGATATTACGTCAGCGAGGACGGCTATCCTGGCTGGATGCCGCAGAAATGGACATGGATACCCCGTGAGTTACCCGGCGGGCGCGCCTCGTTCATTCACGTTTTTGAACCCGTGGAGGACGGGCAGACCCGCGGTGCAAATGTGTTTTACAGCGTGATGGAGCAGATGAAGATGCTCGACACGCTGCAGAACACGCAGCTGCAGAGCGCCATTGTGAAGGCGATGTATGCCGCCACCATTGAGAGTGAGCTGGATACGCAGTCAGCGATGGATTTTATTCTGGGCGCGAACAGTAAGGAGCAGCGGGACAGGCTGACCGGCTGGATTGGTGAAATTGCCGCGTATTACGCCGCAGCACCGGTCCGGCTGGGAGGCGCAAAAGTGCCTCACCTGATGCCGGGGGACTCACTGAACCTGCAGACGGCTCAGGACACGGATAACGGCTACTCCGTGTTTGAGCAGTCACTGTTGCGGTATATCGCTGCCGGGCTGGGTGTCTCGTATGAGCAGCTTTCCCGGAATTACGCCCAGATGAGCTACTCCACGGCACGGGCCAGCGCGAACGAGTCGTGGGCGCACTTTATGGGGCGGCGAAAATTCGTCGCATCCCGTCAGGCGAGCCAGATGTTTCTGTGCTGGCTGGAAGAGGCCATCGCTCGCCGCGTGGTGACGTTACCTTCAAAAGCACGCTTCAGTTTTCAGGAAGCCCGAAGTGCCTGGGGGAACTGCGACTGGATAGGCTCCGGTCGTATGGCCATCGATGGTCTGAAAGAAGTACAGGAAGCGGTGATGCTGATAGAAGCCGGACTGAGTACCTACGAGAAAGAGTGCGCAAAACGCGGTGACGACTATCAGGAAATTTTTGCCCAGCAGGTCCGTGAAACGATGGAGCGCCGTGCAGCCGGTCTTAAACCGCCCGCCTGGGCGGCTGCGGCATTTGAATCCGGGCTGCGACAATCAACATAGGAGGAGAAGAGTGACAGCAGAGCTGCGTAATCTCCCGCATATTGCCAGTATGGCCTTTAATGAGCCGCTGATGCTTGAACCCGCCTATGCGCGGGTTTTCTTTTGTGCGCTTGCAGGCCAGCTTGGGATCAGCCGCCTGACGGATGCGGTATCCGGCGACAGCCTGACTGCCGGAGAGGCACCCGCGGCGCTGGCGTTATCCGTTGATGATGACGGACCACGACAGGCCCGCAGTTATCAGGTCATGAACGGCATCGCCGTGCTGCCGGTGTCCGGCACGCTGGTCAGTCGGACGCGAGCGCTGCAGCCGTATTCGGGGATGACCGGTTACAACGGCATTATCGCCCGTCTGCAACAGGCTGCCAGCGACCCGATGGTGGACGGCATTCTGCTCGATATGGATACGCCAGGCGGGATGGTGGCAGGGGCATTTGACTGCGCTGACATCATCGCCCGTGTGCGTGACATAAAGCCGGTATGGGCGCTGGCCAACGACATGAACTGCAGTGCAGGTCAGTTGCTTGCCAGCGCCGCCTCCCGACGTCTGGTCACGCAGACCGCCCGGACAGGCTCCATCGGCGTCATGATGGCTCACAGTAATTACGGTGCTGCGCTGGAGAAACAGGGCGTGGAAATCACGCTGATTTACAGCGGCAGCCATAAGGTGGATGGCAACCCCTACAGCCATCTACCGGATGATGTCCGGGAAACACTGCAGTCCCGGATGGATGCAACCCGCCGGATGTTTGCACAGAAGGTGTCGGCATATACCGGCCTGTCCGTGCAGGCTGTGCTGGATACCGAGGCTGCAGTGTACAGCGGTCAGGAGGCCATTGATGCCGGACTGGCTGATGAACTTGTTAACAGTACCGATGCGATCACCGTCATGCGTGATGCACTGGATGCACGTAAATCCCGTCTCTCAGGAGGGCGAATGACCAAAGAGACTCAATCAACAACTGTTTCAGCCACTGCTTCGCAGGCTGACGTTACTGGCGTGGTGCAAGCGACGGAGGGCGAGAACGCCAGCGCTGCGCAGCCGGACGTGAACGCGCAGATCACCGCAGCGGTTGCGGCAGAAAACAGTCGCATTATGGGGATCCTCAACTGTGAGGAGGCTCACGGACGCGAAGAACAGGCACGCGTGCTGGCCGAAACCCCCGGTATGACCGTGGAAACGGCCCGCCGCATTCTGGCAGCTGCACCACAGAGTGCACAGGCGCGCAGTGACACTGCGCTGGATCGTCTGATGCAGGGGGCACCGGCACCGCTGGCTGCAGGTAACCCGGCATCTGATGCCGTTAACGATTTGCTGAACACACCAGTGTAAGGGATGTTTATGACGAGCAAAGAAACCTTTACCCATTACCAGCCGCTGGGCAACAGTGACCCGGCACATACGGCAACCGCGCCCGGCGGATTGAGTGCGAAAGCGCCTGCAATGACCCCGCTGATGCTGGATACCTCCACCCGTAAGCTGGTTGCGTGGGATGGCACCACCGACGGTGCTGCCGTTGGCATTCTGGCGGTTGATGCTGACCAGACCAGCACCACGCTGACGTTCTACAAGTCCGGCACGTTCCGTTATGAGGATGTGCTCTGGCCGGAGGCAGCCAGCGACGAGACGAAAAAACGGACCGCGTTTGCCGGAACGGCAATCAGCATCGTTTAACTTTACCCTTCATCACTAAAGGCCGCCTGTGCGGCTTTTTTTACGGGATTTTTTTATGTCGATGTACACAACCGCCCAGCTGCTGGCGGCAAATGAGCAGAAATTTAAGTTTGATCCGCTGTTTCTGCGTCTCTTTTTCCGTGAGAGCTATCCCTTCACTACGGAGAAAGTCTATCTCTCACAAATTCCGGGACTGGTAAACATGGCGCTGTACGTTTCGCCGATTGTTTCCGGTGAGGTTATCCGTTCCCGTGGCGGCTCCACCTCTGAATTTACGCCGGGATATGTCAAACCCAAGCACTTAGCATGGCTTTCTGAGGCTTTCGTGTAGTTGCTGGTTTTTACACTTAATCTTTTGATAATAAAGAGTAAGTTTATCTGGCGCTTTCACTGGATTTTCCTCGTTATCTGTGTGTTGCAATCATCTCTGTATTGCAGCTTGTATTGCTTTTTGGGGCTAAAAATGGCTGGCGAGAACAAACTGAGCGATAAAGCACTTAAAGGATATCTGGGGAAACCCAGAGAAAAGCAGATCACCATTGCTGATGGAAAGGGGCTTTCTATTCGTGTGAGTACCAAGGGGGCTGTGAGCTTTGTTTTCTTCTACAGGTTAGCAGGTGGCCGGGCTGCTCCGGTCTGGCTAACGTTGGGTAAATATCCTGATATGTCACTCAAACAGGCAAGGGAAAAGCGCGACGAGTGCCGTGGTTGGTTGGCTGACAAACGTGATCCGCGTATCCAGATTAAGATTCAGGCTGAAGAACGCTTAAAGCCGGTCACAGTGGAGGATGCACTAAATTACTGGTATGAAAATTACTGTAAGGTGCGTCGTAAAACTCATGCTGTAACGCTTGGCAGATTTCGAAAGCATATCTTTCCCTATATCGGTCATTTGCCTGTAAATGACACTCACCTATATGAATGGCTGGACTGTTTTGACCGAATTAAACGTAATGCACCAGTTATGGCGGCGTATGTTTTTTCTGACACTAAATTAGCTCTTCGTTTTTGTCGGGTACGCCAGTACGCGACATGTGATGCTTTAAAGGATTTGCGCATGAGTGATGTGGGGCAGATTGCAGGTAAGCGGGATCGGGTTCTGGATGAAGCCGAACTGGGCCAGCTCTGGAAGGCAATTTTTGTCGAGCCTGATTTAAAACTAATGTCTGAATACACGCGAAAAATGTTTGTGCTTTGTACAGTATTTGGATGTCGAATGAGTGAAGCCCGATTATCTGAATGGAGCGAATGGGATCTCGAAAGTTGGGTTTGGACGGTACCAAAAGATCACTCAAAAACTGGTGTTGAAATCGTCAGACCAGTACCTGAAATTCTACGACAGTGGGTAACGGATGTTCACGAAGAGACAAAACATACTGGTTATGTGCTGGGAAGTCTGCGAATTAGAGAAAGCGTAAGCAAGATTGGGGGGAAAATCGGTAAACGTTTGGGCCATGAAAAACAATGGTCACTACACGACCTTAGAAGAACGCTATCTACTCATCTAAGTGATCTCGGTGTTGAATTTTATGTAGTAGAACAACTGTTAGGCCATGCGCTACCTGGCGTGGCAGGTGTTTACAACCGGAGTAAGTTTATGGCTAAAAAACTGGATGCTCTGGAACTCTGGACTACATATCTCAATAGCATCGCAGCTGCTGATTCAAAAGTGACAATCCTCAAACAAAAGGCTGGTTAGCATGAAAAAAATGGCAATTGTTGATAAAAAGGGGCTGGAGTACATTCCTAACATTGACCGAATGATCCGTGAGAAAGAATGTCGGGAGCTAACCACTCTTGCGAACAGCACACGCTGGAAGCTTGAAAAGGAGGGGAAATTCCCCAAGCGAATCAAAATCGGATCTACGGCGGTGGCTTATAGACTCTCTGAGATTCAAGCTTGGATAAGAGGTGAATGGTAAGTTAGGGAGGTATTCCTCCCTATATCTTACAGGAAATTTTTTAAATCAGGGTTTTTTCCAAATGCGCTCTTATAATATACTGTTGCAATCTCGTTAAAAATAGTTTTTATATCATCGGTAACCACTATTGTTGCTACGCGCAAATCTTTTTGATATTCATTTAAATCTGGAGGGGTATAGTCCAATAGCGTTGATTTATCCAAGATTAAATGTTCTAACATGGCATAGCGCTCAATCAATGTTTTATAAAAATGATATTGATTTTCACTGTTAGCATGTGCACAGTTTATTGCAAGTAAATACGTTATTTCATTATCTAGATGTGCACGGACAAGGCTTGTATAGGTTTTTTTACGATCTAGATCAAAGGGATGGTATCCAGCATTTTCATCAATGAACTTCAATAGATGATATAATATTCTGAAGTAGCTTCCAAAAACAGCATCATGATTGTGCATCAGTGTATTAGTGTCTTTTAAAGAAACCAATCCATTCATCATTTTATTAATTAACTCTGAGTAATTTGATTTTTTTCTAAGATCATTTAGAGCATTGTTATGTTGAGATAACATGAGAGAAAATGTTGATTCAAAAGATGATTGCTTTTTAGCAATTAATGCAACTAACACTGCTGTGCAAGTCCCGAGTGCCACGAAGAAATTTATAATGTTTGATGCAGTGAATACAGCATCGTCAGGAGTTGGAGTCATTTGAATATCCTATTCAATAAAAATTAAAAAAATTAGCCTTTAGGTTCTATACCTTTACGGCGAAGCTCAGCACGAACTAATTCTTTAATCCAATTGGCCAAGCTCATTCCTTCCTGAGCTGCTGATTCAGCCATCTGTTCTTTGAGTTCAGGATTGATTCGGATCTGAAACGCAGGGGCTTTGCCGGCTCCTTTTGGCTGCTTATCTCTTTGAATTGTAGTTGACATGTGTGTACCTATTGCTTAGCATCAGTGTTGAATAGGTACACACATTAACATGATGTTATACCTATAAACAACGCCCTAGGGTGCTCGCAACACACCTAGGGCGTCTAACCACAAACCGTTAACTGGAGTAACGACTATGGCTGGAACACAGCATACCCAAACTCACCCTAAATTTATATACATCTTTCTGGCGCTACATCGCGATCGCATAGCAGATGGAGCAACTACGGTACATGTAGCCGCTGACACGCTGGTTGATGCCCGCAAGATGGTTAAGGAGATGGGCTATACTGCGGCTTTCTGGAAAGGGCGGGAAGAAAACACGCTGTTTATTCAGAAATGTGAAAACAATTTCATCTGGCGTTTTATCGCCCTGAGTACGGCACAACCGCGCGTGATTACCATCGAGGCCACCAGCGAACAGGAAGCCCGCCAGCAATCCCCAACTGGCTGCGTGATGATATTCGCCGCCCGTATTCGTCAGGAGGTGTGCCATGAATGATCTTTATTTTAAAGTGCTGACACATGCTGAAAACGCGCTCGTTTGTGGCAAAAATATGCGAGAAATCTTATCAACCTGGCTTGATGGGACAACAAATGCGGAACACGATGAACGGGATGCTAATTTAGCTGGAGCGTTAATTACGTTACTTGATCCTGTCATCAAAGAGCTGGATGAAGCTATAAAAATACACGACCAGAGCTATACCGGAGAATAAAAAATGAAAAATAAATTTTCTGGCTTTATTGCCAGCGGTCAAACTCATTCAAAAATCAGCCTTGGGGATATTTTCAAAGACAGCTATGGCTATCGGGTAAAGATTATTTCGGTTGATGATCATCGTGTCTCTTATTTGCGTGATGGTTATGATTTTGAATGTGTTATGCCGCGTCAGCAGTTCGAAAGAGATTTCATTCTGGTAAAAAATTGCAAGACAGATAATCAGAGGCGTGCCGCAGGCTATATCCGTAAAATTCGGGCAATGTTAGTTGCCGGAGGTAACAAATGAAACGTGCTCCGAACTTAAAATACCAACCGCGCGACAAAATGACGGAAGTCATCATTTTTGCTGGCAGTGATGCCTGGAGCCATGCAAAAGAATGGAATGAATGGGCAGGTAAGCATATTGCAGCAGATGATACACCACCAGTCATTCTGGGTACGGAACAACTGGAAAACCTGGATGATATGCAAATTATCGATGAAGGCCGTCATTATGTGCGTGTTTATCGTGCCGGAAAGATTGCAGAGAAAAGTCTGACGAAGGTTGCGACATTACTTGCTATTGCAGGCGTAAAGGAAGCACGTTGTTACCGTAGCTTTGTTGATCGAGAGCCTGAAGACTGGACTCCGCGCCTTGTCGGCCTAAAAGCTGAAGCGGAGCATGGGGAAAGTCTGGTGATTGAACTGCCAGTGAAGAAGGCAGAGCGCAAAAATGACGAGCGTGCTTCATCTTTGGCGTTGAATCAGATGGGGGCCAGCCAGCGCGGTGAAGTTCTCCTTGCACATTACGGCGGCGAACTGGCAATCAATGCCGACTCTGACACCGTTCATCATTACAACGGCGTTGTATGGGAGCCGGTTCAGGATAAAGAGTTACAGCGTGCTATGGCGCAGATTTTCATTGATGCGGAGATCAGCTATTCGCAGAACGCTATTAAATCGGCGGTAGATACCATGAAGTTAAGTTTGCCTGTAATGGGGAATACAGCCCGTAACCTGATTGGATTCAGTAACGGGGTATTTGATACCAGAACTGGTAATTTTCGGGAGCATAACAAAAACGACTGGTTGTTAATTGCCAGTGAATTACCTTTCAGCCCACCAGCAGAGGGGGAAACGCTGGCAACACATGCGCCGAATTTCTGGAAGTGGTTGCGCCGTTCGGTGGCTGAGAATGACCGCAAGGCAGATCGCGTACTGGCGGCATTATTCATGGTGCTGGCGAACCGGTACGACTGGCAGTTATTCATTGAGGTAACAGGGCCGGGGGGAAGTGGTAAAAGTGTGATGGCGGAGATTTGCACCATGCTGGCGGGTAAGGCGAATACAGTATCAGCAAGCATGAAGGCGCTGGAAGATGCAAGGGAACGTGCGTTAGTGGTTGGCTTTTCGCTGATTATCATGCCGGATATGACCCGCTACGCTGGTGATGGGGCAGGGATTAAGGCCATTACAGGCGGTGACAAGGTGGCAATTGACCCGAAACACAAAGCCCCCTATTCAACGCGTATTCCGGCAGTAGTACTGGCGGTTAACAATAACGCCATGTCATTCAGTGACCGCAGCGGGGGGATCTCACGTCGTCGGGTGATATTCAATTTTTCGGAAGTTGTACCGGAGAACGAACGCGATTCGATGCTGGCGGAAAAAATAGAAGGTGAGCTGGCGGTAGTGATTCGTCATCTGCTTACACGGTTTGCTGATCAGGACGAAGCCAGACGCCTGTTATATGAGCAGCAGAAATCTGAAGAAGCACTGGCGATAAAGAGAGAGGGGGATTCGCTGGTGGACTTCTGCGGCTATCTCATGGCATCGGTAATGTGTGATGGCCTGTTAGTGGGTAATGCTGAAATTGTGCCATTCAGCCCACGCAGGTATCTCTATCATGCCTATCTGGCTTATATGAGGGCACATGGGTTTGGTAAACCTGTAACACTGACGCGCTTCGGTAAAGATATGCCGGGGGCAATGGCGGAATATGGCAGGGAGTATATGAAACGGAAAACGAAGCACGGTTTGCGTTCAAACGTGACACTGACGGAGGAATCAGAAGACTGGATGCCATCATGTGTATCGGTCACTAATGACGATAGCAAAAATTAAACTTATGGAATAACTGTTCACCACTGTTCACCCGGTCATAAATATCTTTTATATCAGTATATTATAGGGTGAACAGTTATTTATGAACTGTTCACCAAACTATTCACTGTTCACCTTTTTGATTGTTTATTGAGCTTCAAGGGTGAACAGTGGTGAACAGTTGGTGAATAGTTTTTGTGAAACTGTTCACCAATTAACATTATGAATTAAAAGAGAAAATATCAAAAGGTGAACAGGTGAAGGGTTAAAACGCAAAAATTTTAATTTACTGCTGTGAGATAAAGCCTATGACAGCGAAGCACACAAAAAAATCACAATCGCACGCCCTTGATTTGACGGAACACTGGTTAAGGGTGTCGATAAAAATCATCGACCGCAACGCCGGGGAAGGATACGCGAAAGCACATCCCGAACTGATTAGCGCATTCATGACAACGGCGGCTGCAAACTTTGCCACTCTGACCGAACGGGAGATTGCTGAAGCGGAGGAAGTGACAACAATCAATATTAAGTCCGGAGAGCAGGCAGCATGACGGCGCAAATATCAGTTTACGGGCGGTTGGTGGACGACCCGCAGACAAAACAGACCAGCAAGGGCACCCCCATGACGCTGGCGCGTATGGCGGTATCACTGCCCTGCAGTCAGTCGGATGACGGTCAGGCGACGATGTGGTTATCTGTCCTGGCGTTTGGCAGACAAGCCGACGCGCTGGCAAAGCATCACAAAGGCGAACTCCTGAGCGAGCCAGTGGACTGGACAGAACGGCGAAACGCGGCAGGGCTGGCAGGTTATCGCAGACAGCGTAATCAGTGCGCGAACGGTGCGACCGGGCGGCAAAAAAGGTCAACAGGGTCAGGCTACTGACGCACTGAACAGAGCAAAACAACAGGCAGATCAGCAAGGAAGCCATCCACCAGTGGGAGATAATGAGCAATGGGGAGATGATATTCCGTTTTAAATATTGCCAATAAAAAAGGCCGGAAAAAAAATAAATTTTCCGGCATGCTACATAAATCCCGACCAAAGGGAGTGAAGATATTAACACTAATTTTCCGCACTGAAGTTGTCACCCCAAAACTTTATACAACATTGCACTTGGTTGCATGTGTTCGCATGACAAATATCGGTGATAGCATATATCCACAATTATTTTTAATGAATGCAAAGAGGATGCGTATGGTTGATTTATATTCGCCTACCCAGCTTGTACAGGTGGTTAATGCTGTAGATGTACAAAAACAACTAAATGCGTTGTTTACCAGTTTGTTTTTTACTCGCTCGGTAATGTTTGAATCGCGCGATATTATTCTTGATACAATCGACGATCCAAATATCCCAATTGCAGCGTTTTGTTCTCCTATGGTGGGTAGTAAAGTTTCACGTGACGAAGGGTACGAATCAAAAACAATTCGTCCAGGCTATATGAAGCCGAAAAGCAGCATTGATCCAAATAAGTTAGCTGTGCGCCCTGCTGGTGTATCACCTGAGCAATACAATGCTTTTGGTGCGCGTAATATTAAAGTTAAACAGGCGATTGTAAATCAGGCTAAAGCTATTCGTGCACGTATTGAATGGCTTGCCGTTCAGGCAATCACAACGGGGAAAAATATCATTGAGGGCGATGGTATTGAACGTTATGAGTTGGACTGGAATATTAAACCACAAAATATCATCACTCAGTCTGGCGGTGCTGAGTGGTCAGGTAAGAATAAAGAAACTTTTGATCCAAATGATGATATTGAGAGCTACGCAGAATTTAGTGAGGGCGTCACTAATATCATCATTATGGGCGGTAATGTATGGAAGAAATACCGTTCATTCAGAGCGATAAAAGAGGCTCTGGATACCCGTCGTGGTTCTAATTCCGAACTGGAAACGGCCCTCAAAGACCTTGGTGATTCGGTGAGTTTTAAAGGGTATATGGGCGATGTTGCGATTGTTGTATACAGCGGGCGTTATACCGACGAGGACGGAACTGAAAAACATTTCCTTGATCCTGATTTGATGGTGCTTGGCAATACGGCTCTTCAGGGGATTGTCGCCTATGGCGGTATTCAGGATCCGGAGCTAATCCGAATGGGGCTGACTAAAGCCGAACTTGCGCCGAAAAACTATATTGTACCTGGTGATCCGGCTATTGAATATGTGCAGACACATTCAGCACCACAGCCAATACCGGCCCGCATCAATCGTTTTGTTACCGTTCGCATTGGCTAAGGGGGAGCAATGGCTACTCATTACACTGAACTCATGGCTGGCACTGAAGCACTGGTGACTACGCTGGGGATATTTTCAGCTAATAAAGGGGTAATTCCTGCATTTACGCCACTGATGCAGGAAGATGCAACAGGTGCACTGGTGGTATGGGATGGTTCGAGCGTAGGTAAAGCGGTTTATGTTTCCGCTGTACAAATCGACACCGCGAAAAAAACACAGGCTCAGGTCTATAAGACAGGTGTCTTAAATGTTGATGCTCTGAACTGGCCTGAGTCTGTTAAAGAACTGTCAGTAAAGGTTGCAGCGTTTGTTGGCTCAGGTATTTCTGTTCAGCCGCTGGCTCGTGTGTAAAGGGGGATACAATGCAGAATGATTACAATGACCTTAAGCCAATTGCCGAAATGATGTACCCGAATCCAGCTGTAGAGGAATTAAAAGCTATCGCTGACAAAATGTGTTTAAGCGAGCGCCTTGTTGATATGAATCAGGTGATGGAAATTACAACCCTGAGTCGTCGTACACTGCTAAACCTTGAGGCTAGTGGAGAGTTCCCGGAGCGTGTGCAGGTTACGGAAGGGCGTAAGGCCTGGTATTTAAGTGAAGTGATCGACTGGATAAATAATATTCCTCGCGCTTCTGAATATTGCCGCGTACCTGTCCCAAAAAAGCCAGATGCGGCGCTATGCCTCAAGATTGAGCGTGTACGCCGCAATGCACGGGATGGTCGCTATAAGCTGATTGGTTGATGAAATTAGGGCCCGCTCTGGCTGGCGGGTCCTTTCCGGCGATCCGGCAGGTTACGGGGCGTCAGGCGCGCGGGTTTTCGCTATTTATGAGCATTTTAAGGGGACTGGTGGTGGTTTTGTTGTTCGCTATATCTGTATGAATAATAAGAGAAAAATACAATCAATACACCAACCTGAAACAGTAATTAAGTTGTGGTATCAATGAAATTACACCTGATGAACAAAAAAAACATGGCAAAAAGTTGCCGTGTAAGCGCCACTGCGTTCGATAAGTGGGGAGTGATTCCCGTCGAGCGTAAGGGCCGTGAGGCGTTCTATGATGTTGCCAGTGTAATAGATAATCGGGTTAACAATGCAATCAGCCAGATTACAAACGAAACGGGCGATATTGATGACGATGAACTTTTACGCGTCAGGATCAGATTACTGACAGCACAGGCAGAGGCGCAGGAGCTTAAAAACGAGCGCGAACGCGGCGACGTTATTGATACAGAGTTTTGTATGTATGTTCTTTCCAAACTGGCGAGTCAGATTTCATCTATCATGGACAGCCTGCCGCTTACCATGCAAAGGCGCTTCCCACAGATGACTCCGGCTATGCTGGATGGACTTAAAAAGGAAGTGGCTAAAGCCTGTAATGCCAGTGCCGGCGTTGCTGACAACCTCCCACAGATACTGGCTGATTATCTGATGGAAAGTACAGGAAACGTACCGGATAAGTTGCAGCTGAATAAGGATAAGTAACGTAGTACGCTATGACTGAATCCGAACTACTGAAAGTAATCTGCCATGCTGGTGGAGTCAGCCACCAGCATGACGAACAGGCCACGCAGCCGGGCAGTGTCACCGCTGAAAATTACGCTCGTGTGGTTGCTAAGGTTATGTGGCGTGACGGTATAGAACTGAACGGACAGGATTGCTTAGTCATCCGCACCAAAGTGCTGGCTATACTGGCAGCTAGGCGGAGGCAGGGACAACGCCAGAACGTTGCATCGTACCAGTGGAAGAAGCCTGACAGACTGCGGCGATAACTCTTTGATTTTCTCGACGGCCCCAAAATGGGCCTTACCATAGCCAGCTAATAAATGAGCAAGCCTCAAAAGTGAGGTTTGTGGCCGTTTGGCCTATTCATATGCTAACTCGTTGATATTCCTGACGACGCAAATTTACGCCTTGTGGCTGGTAGTCGAATTGCAAATTTGCAACTCGACTATGAAACTACAGGTAGTTTGGGTAGTAAAAGCAACACACTGATTTTGGGGCTTCTTCGCGATACCTAATATTATGGTATCGGTGGAAGAGATATCGTTTCTCATAGGTTAGCACCGAGGGCGGAGTTCCGCCCTCATCGAAAAATTGCTTACGAGTCGTCAAAATAAATTAATCGACTGAGTATAATGATTAACTAATTGCTCGTGTTACTTCATTATACGTTATTTCCCATCTTTAAGGTTTAACCAAGTGTTAATTAAAAAAAGAGCCATTGAGCCTGATAAATTTACTGCAAGTTCGGCATGCCTTGGGGATGGCTTAATTGATGAGCTGTTCGTTCCATGTGCATCACCGAGTTTATTACGAAGAGTACCTAACCCATTTACAACTGCAGAACAACCGCCGAGAATTTGTTTGAAGATATTTTCAGTATGTTGGTCGGCAGATAGGTTAAGTTCTTTTGAAAGAGTTTTATAAAGCTCTGACATTTCAATATTTTTATTATTATACTGAATGCCCATATCATCAAGAATGTGTTTGCAAACTGTTTCAAGAAGTGTTCTTGCGGAGGTTATCGCACCATCCGGATCTGTATGGCGCCGTTCAAGTGCTTTTATCCAAACGGCGTGGACTCCATCCTCGTTAAACTTTCTTAATACATCAGATATGTCTTCATCCGCTGGAGCTTTATTTTTCCCTTCTAGATAGTCCAGCATCGGCTGAAATGCCTTATAAATCAAATCTCTCCGGGGGGCATACTTTTCAGTCTTTTTTATAAATCCCCAAAATTCTTTTAGTGAGCGATTAGTTCTCACAAACTCTGGTAATAGCTGATGTAAAGGAGGATTTTGTAAGAAATATGTTCTTAGAAGCAAATAATCATTATTAGCTTCATCCTGGGCTCCTGTAGCTCTTGCAATTAGTATGTTTTGAAGCGCTACTGCGCGCTCTAGGTCATTTTGAAGGGTATCTATAATATTCATAACAAATCTTTATTCACTTCATTTGTGGGTTGATAATTGAATGGTTTGTACATTGATTTCTGTGTATTGCAGTGTGTATTGCAACATAGCCATTCAGGTAGAGATTATGCTCTATTTTTCCTCTTATATCATTCACATACTTACACCATTGACTCATGTAACCCAAGCATGAAGTGAATCCGCAGATGACCCTGCGTCGCCTGCCGGATGAAGATCCGCAGAATCTGGCGGACCCGGCTTACCGCCGCCGTCGCATCATCCTGCAGAACATGCGTGACGAAGAGCTGGCCATTGCTCAGGTCGAAGAGATGCAGGCAGTTTCTGCCGTGCTCAAGGGCAAATACACCATGACCGGTGAAGCCTTCGATCCGGTTGAGGTGGATATGGGCCGCAGTGCGGCGAACAACATCACGCAGTCCGGCGGCACGGAGTGGAGCAAGCGTGACAAGTCCACGTATGACCCGACCGACGATATCGAAGCCTACGCGCTGAACGCCAGCGGCGTGGTGAATATCATCGTGTTTGATCCGAAAGGCTGGGCGCTGTTCCGTTCCTTCAAAGCCGTCAGGGAGAAGCTGGATACCCGTCGCGGCTCTCATTCCGAGCTGGAGACAGCGGTGAAAGACCTGGGTAAAGCGGTGTCCTATAAGGGGATGTATGGCGATGTGGCCATCGTCGTGTATTCCGGACAGTACGTGGAAAACGGCGTCAAAAAGAACTTCCTGCCGGACAACACGATGGTACTGGGGAACACTCAGGCACGCGGTCTGCGCACCTATGGCTGCATTCAGGATGCGGACGCACAGCGCGAAGGCATTAACGCCTCTGCCCGTTACCCGAAAAACTGGGTGACCACCGGCGATCCGGCGCGTGAGTTCACCATGATTCAGTCAGCACCGCTGATGCTGCTGGCTGACCCTGATGAGTTCGTGTCCGTACAACTGGCGTAATCGTGGCCCTTCGGGGCCATTTTCTCTCTGTGGAGGAGTCCATGACGAAAGATGAACTGATTGTCCGTCTCCGGTCGCTGGGTGAGCAACTGAACCGTGATGTCAGCCTGACGGGGACGAAAGAAGAACTGGCGCTCCGTGTGGCAGAGCTGGAAGAGGAGCTTGATGACACGGATGACGCTGCCGGTCAGGATACCCCTCTCAGACCGGAAAATGCGCTGACCGGACATGAAAATGAGGTGGTATCAGCACAGACGGATACCGTGACTGATACGGCTGCTCTGGTCACGGTTGTGGCACTGGTGACGCTGCATACCGATGCACTTCACGCCACGCGGGATGAACCTGTGGCATTTGTGCTGCCGGGAACGGCGTTTCGTGTCTCTGCCGGTGTGGCAGCCGAAATGACAGAACGTGGCCTGGCCAGAATGCAATAACGGGAGGCGCTGTGGCTGATTTCGATAACCTGTTCGATGCTGCCATTGCCCGCGCCGATGAAACGATACGTGGGTACATGGGAACGTCAGCCACCATGACATCCGGTGAGCAGTCCGGCGCAGTAATACGTGGTGTTTTTGATGACCCTGAAAATATCAGCTATGCCGGACAGGGCGTACGCGTTGAAGGCTCCAGCCCGTCCCTGTTTGTCCGGACTGATGATGTGCGGCAGCTGCGGCGCGGCGACACGCTGACCATCGGTGAGGAAAACTTCTGGATAGACCGGATTTCGCCGGATGATGGCGGAAGCTGTCATCTCTGGCTTGGGCGGGGCGTACCGCCTGCCGTTAACCGTCGCCGCTGAAAGGGGGATGTATGGCCATAAAAGGTCTTGAGCAGGCCGTTGAAAACCTCAGCCGTATCAGCAGAACGGCGGTGCCCGGTGCCGCCGCAATGGCCATTAACCGCGTTGCTTCATCCGCGATATCGCAGTCGGCGTCACAGGTTGCCCGTGAGACAAAGGTACGCCGGAAACTGGTAAAGGAAAGGGCCAGGCTGAAAAGGGCCACGGTCAAAAATCCGCAGGCCAGAATCAAGGTTAACCGGGGGGATTTGCCCGTAATAAAGCTGGGTAACGCGCGGATTGTCCTGTCCCGACGCAGGCGTCGTAAAAAGGGGCAGCGTTCAGCCCTGAAAGGTGGCGGCAGCGTGCTTGTGGTGGGAAACCGTCGTATTCCCGGCGCGTTTATTCAGCAACTGAAAAATGGCCGCTGGCATGTCATGCAGCGTGTGGCCGGGAAAAACCGTTACCCCATTGATGTGGTGAAAATCCCGATGGCGGTGCCGCTGACCACGGCGTTTAAACAGAATATTGAGCGGATACGGCGTGAGCGTCTTCCGAAAGAGCTGGGCTATGCGCTGCATCATCAACTGAGGATGGTAATAAAACGATGAAACATACTGAACTCCGTGCAGCCGTACTGGATGCACTGGAGAAGCATGACACCGGGGCGACGTTTTTTGATGGTCGCCCCGCTGTTTTTGATGAGGAAGATTTTCCGGCAGTTGCCGTTTATCTCACCGGCGCTGAATACACGGGCGAAGAGCTGGACAGCGATACCTGGCAGGCGGAGCTGCATATCGAAGTTTTCCTGCCTGCTCAGGTGCCGGATTCAGAGCTGGATTCGTGGATGGAGTCCCGGATTTATCCGGTGATGAGCGATATCCCGGCACTGTCAGATTTGATCACCAGTATGGTGGCCAGTGGCTATGACTACCGGCGCGACGATGATGCGGGCCTGTGGAGTTCTGCCGATCTGACTTATGTCATTACCTATGAAATGTGAGGACGATATGCCTGTACCAAATCCAGCAATACCGGTGAAAGGTGCCGGAACCACCCTGTGGGTTTATAACGGGAGCGGCGACCCTTATGCGAACCCGCTTTCAGACGTTGACTGGTCGCGTCTGGCAAAAGTTAAAGACCTGACGCCCGGCGAACTGACCGCTGAGTCCTATGACGACAGTTATCTCGATGATGAAGATGCGGACTGGACCGCGACCGGGCAGGGGCAGAAATCCGCCGGAGATACCAGCTTCACGCTGGCGTGGATGCCCGGAGAGCAGGGGCAGCAGGCGCTGCTGGCGTGGTTTAATGAAGGTGATACCCGTGCCTATAAAATCCGCTTCCCGAACGGCACGGTCGATGTGTTCCGTGGCTGGGTCAGCAGTATCGGTAAGGCGGTGACGGCGAAGGAAGTGATCACCCGCACGGTGAAAGTCACCAATGTGGGACGTCCGTCGATGGCAGAAGATCGCAGCACGGTAACAGCGGCAACCGGCATGACCGTGACGCCTGCCAGCACCTCGGTGGTGAAAGGGCAGAGCACCACGCTGACCGTGGCCTTCCAGCCGGAGGGCGTAACCGACAAGAGCTTTCGTGCGGTGTCTGCGGATAAAACAAAAGCCACCGTGTCGGTCAGTGGTATGACCATCACCGTGAACGGCGTTGCTGCAGGTAAGGTCAACATTCCGGTTGTATCCGGTAATGGTGAACTTGCTGCGGTTGCAGAAATCACTGTCACTGACAGTTAATCCGGAGAGTCAGCGATGTTCCTGAAAACCGAATCATTTGAACATAACGGCGTGACCGTCACGCTTTCTGAACTGTCAGCCCTGCAGCGTATTGAGCATCTCGCCCTGATGAAACGGCAGGCAGAACAGGCGGAGTCAGACAGCAACCGGAAGTTTACTGTGGAAGACGCCATCAGAACCGGCGCGTTTCTGGTGGCGATGTCCCTGTGGCATAACCATCCGCAGAAGACGCAGATGCCGTCCATGAATGAAGCCGTTAAACAGATTGAGCAGGAAGTGCTTACCACCTGGCCCACAGAGGCAATTTCTCATGCTGAAAACGTGGTGTACCGGCTATCTGGTATGTATGAGTTTGTTGTGAATAATGCCCCTGAACAGACAGAGGACGCCGGGCCTGCAGAGCCTGTTTCTGCGGGAAAGTGTTCGACGGTGAGCTGAGTTTTGCCCTGAAACTGGCGCGCGAGATGGGGCGACCCGACTGGCGTGCCATGCTTGCTGGGATGTCATCCACGGAGTATGCCGACTGGCACCGCTTTTACAGTACCCATTATTTTCATGATGTTCTGCTGGATATGCACTTTTCCGGGCTGACGTACACCGTGCTCAGCCTGTTTTTCAGCGATCCGGATATGCATCCGCTGGATTTCAGTCTGCTGAACCGGCGCGAGGCTGACGAAGAGCCTGAAGATGATGTGCTGATGCAGAAAGCGGCAGGGCTTGCCGGAGGTGTCCGCTTTGGCCCGGACGGGAATGAAGTTATCCCCGCTTCCCCGGATGTGGCGGACATGACGGAGGATGACGTAATGCTGATGACAGTATCAGAAGGGATCGCAGGAGGAGTCCGGTATGGCTGAACCGGTAGGCGATCTGGTCGTTGATTTGAGTCTGGATGCGGCCAGATTTGACGAGCAGATGGCCAGAGTCAGGCGTCATTTTTCCGGTACGGAAAGTGATGCGAAAAAAACAGCGGCAGTCGTTGAACAGTCAATGAACCGGCAGGCGCTGGCTGCACAGAAAGCGGGGATTTCCGTCGGACAGTATAAAGCCGCCATGCGTATGCTTCCTGCACAGTTCACCGACGTGGCCACGCAGCTTGCAGGCGGGCAAAGTCCGTGGCTGATCCTGCTGCAACAGGGGGGGCAGGTTAAGGACTCCTTCGGCGGGATGATCCCCATGTTCAGGGGGCTTGCCGGTGCGATCACCCTGCCGATGGTCGGGGCCACCTCGCTGGCGGTGGCGACCGGTGCGCTGGCGTATGCCTGGTATCAGGGCAACTCAACCCTGTCCGATTTCAACAAAACGCTGGTCCTTTCCGGCAATCAGTCGGGTCTGACGGCAGATCGCATGCTGGTCCTGTCCAGAGCCGGGCAGGCGGCAGGGCTGACGTTTAACCAGACCAGCGAGTCACTCAGCGCACTGGTTAAGGCGGGAGTAAGCGGTGAGGCTCAGATTGCATCCATCAGCCAGAGTGTGGCGCGTTTCTCCTCTGCATCCGGCGTGGAGGTGGACAAGGTCGCTGAAGCCTTCGGGAAGCTGACCACAGACCCGACGTCAGGGCTGACAGCGATGGCACGCCAGTTCCATAACGTGACGGCGGAGCAGATTGCGTATGTTGCTCAGTTGCAGCGTTCCGGCGATGAAGCCGGGGCATTGCAGGCGGCGAACGAGGCCGCGACGAAAGGGTTTGATGACTAGACCCGCCGCCTGAAAGAGAACATGGGTACGCTGGAGACCTGGGCAGACAGGACAGCGCGGGCATTCAAATCCATGTGGGATGCGGTGCTGGATATTGGTCGTCCTGATACCGCGCAGGAGATGCTGATTAAGGCAGAGGCTGCGTTTAAGAAAGCGGACGACATCTGGAGTCTGCGCAAGGATGATTATTTTGTTAACGATGAAGCGCGGGCGCGTTACTGGGATGATCGTGAAAAGGCCCGTCTTGCGCTTGAAGCCGCGAGAAAGAAGGCTGAACAGCAGAGTCAACAGGACAAAAATGCGCAGCAGCAGAGCGATACTGAAGCGTCACGGCTGAAATATACCGAAGAGGCGCAGAAGGCTTACGAACGGCTGCAGACGCCGCTGGAGAAATATACCGCCCGTCAGGAAGAACTGAACAAGGCACTGAAGGACGGGAAAATTCTGCAGGCAGATTACAACACGCTGATGGCGGCGGCGAAAAAGGACTATGAAGCGACGCTGAAAAAGCCGAAACAGTCCGGCGTGAAGGTGTCTGCGGGCGATCGTCAGGAAGACAGTGCTCATGCTGCCCTGCTGACGCTTCAGGCTGAACTCCGGACGCTGGAGAAGCATGCCGGAGCAAATGAGAAAATCAGCCAGCAGCGCCGGGATTTGTGGAAGGCGGAGAGTCAGTTCGCGGTACTGGAGGAGGCGGCGCAACGTCGCCAGCTGTCTGTACAGGAGAAATCCCTGCTGGCGCATAAAGATGAGACGCTGGAGTACAAACGCCAGCTGGCTGCACTTGGCGACAAGGTTACGTATCAGGAGCGCCTGAACGCGCTGGCGCAGCAGGCGGATAAATTCGCACAGCAACAACGGGCAAAACGGGCAGCCATTGAGGCGAAAAACCGGGGGCTGACTGACCGGCAGGCAGCGCGGGACGCCACGGAACAGCGCCTGAAGGAACAGTATGGCGATAATCCGCTGGCGCTGAATAGCGTCATGTCAGAGCAGAAAAAGACCTGGGCGGCTGAAGACCAGCTTCGCGGGAGCTGGATGGCAGGCCTCAGGTCAGGCTGGAGTGAGTGGGAAGAGAGCGCCACGGACAGTATGTCGCAGGTTAAAAGTGCAGCCACGCAGACCTTTGATGGTATTGCACAGAATATGGCGGCGATGCTGACCGGCAGTGAACAGAACTGGCGCAGCTTCACCCGTTCCGTGCTGTCCATGATGACAGAAATTCTGCTTAAGCAGGCAATGGTGGGGATTGTCGGGAGTATCGGCAGCGCCATTGGCGGTGCTGCCAGTGGTGGCGCATCAGCGTCAGGCGGTACAGCCATTCAGGCAGCTGCGGCGAAACTCCATTTTGCGACCGGAGGATTTACGGGAACCGGCGGCAAATATGAGCCAGCGGGGATTGTTCACCGTGGTGAATTTGTCTTCACGAAGGAGGCAACCAGCCGGATTGGCGTGGGGAATCTTTACCGGCTGATGCGCGGCTATGCCACCGGCGGTTATGTCGGTACACCGGGCAGCATGGCGGACAGTCGGTCGCAGGCGTCCGGGACGTTTGAGCAGAATAACCATGTGGTGATTAACAACGACGGCACGAACGGTCAGATAGGGCCACAGGCGCTGAAGGCTGTTTATGACGTAGCCCGTAAGGCGGCAATGGATGTTGTGACCGGGCAGATGCGTGATGGTGGTCTGTTCTCCGGAGGTGGACGATGAAAACCTTCCGCTGGAAAGTGAAACCCGGTATGGATGTGGCTTCGGCCCCTTCTGTAAGAAAGGTGCGCTTTGGTGATGGCTGTTCCCAGCGAGCGCCTGCCGGGCTGAATGCCAACCTGAAAACGTACAGCGTGACGCTTTCTGTCCCCCGTGAGGAGGCCACGGTACTGGAGTCGTTTCTGGAAGAGCACGGGGGCTGGAAAGCCTTTCTGTGGACGCCGCCTTATGAGTGGCGGCAGATAAAGGTGACCTGCGCAAAATGGTCGTCGCGGGTCAGTATGCTGCGTGTTGAGTTCAGCGCAGAGTTTGAACAGGTGGTGAACTGATGCAGGATATCCGGCAGGAAACACTGAATGAATGCACCCGTGCGGAGCAGTCGGCCAGCGTGGTGCTCTGGGAAATCGACCTGACAGAGGTCGGTGGAGAACGTTATTTTTTCTGTAATGAGCAGAACGAAAAAGGTGAGCCGGTCACCTGGCAGGGGCGACAGTATCAGCCGTATCCCATTCAGGGGAGTGGTTTTGAACTGAATGGCAAAGGCACCAGTACGCGCCCCACGCTGACGGTTTCTAACCTGTACGGTATGGTCACCGGGATGGCGGAAGATCTGCAGAGTCTGGTCGGCGGAACGGTGGTCCGGCGTAAGGTTTACGCCCGTTTTCTGGATGCGGTGAACTTCGTCAACGGAAACAGTGACGCCGATCCGGAGCAGGAGGTGATCAGCCGTTGGCGCATTGAGCAGTGCAGCGAACTGAGCGCGGTGAGTGCCTCTTTTGTACTGTCCACGCCGACGGAAACGGACGGCGCTGTTTTTCCGGGACGTATCATGCTGGCCAACACCTGCACCTGGACCTATCGCGGCGATGAGTGCGGTTATCACGGTCCGGCGGTCGCGGATGAATATGACCAGCCAACGTCCGATATCACGAAGGATAAATGCAGCAAATGCCTGAGCGGTTGTAAGTTCCGCAATAACGTCGGCAACTTTGGCGGCTTCCTTTCCATTAACAAACTTTCGCAGTAAATCCCATGACACAGGCAGAATCAGCGATTCTGGCGCACGCCCGGCGATGTGCGCCAGCGGAGTCGTGCGGCTTCGTGGTAAGCACGCCGGAGGGGGAAAGATATTTCCCCTGCGTGAATATCTCCGGTGAGCCGGAGGCGTATTTCCGTATGTCGCCGGAAGACTGGCTGCAGGCAGAAATGCAGGGTGAGATTGTGGCGCTGGTCCACAGCCACCCCGGTGGTCTGCCCTGGCTGAGTGAGGCCGACCGGCGGCTGCAGGTGCAGAGTGATTTGCCGTGGTGGCTGGTCTGCCGGGGGGCGATTCATAAGTTCCGCTGTGTGCCGCATCTCACCGGGCGGCGCTTTGAGCACGGGGTGACGGACTGTTACACGCTGTTCCGGGATGCTTATCATCTGGCGGGGATTGAGATGCCGGATTTTCATCGCGAGGATGACTGGTGGCGTCACGGTCAGAATCTCTATCTGGATAATCTGGAGGCCACAGGGCTGTATCAGGTGCCGTTGTCATCAGCACAACCGGGCGATGTGCTGCTGTGCTGTTTTGGTTCATCGGTGCCGAATCATGCCGCCATTTACTGTGGTGATGGCGAGCTGCTGCACCATATTCCTGAACAACTGAGCAAACGAGAGAGGTATACCGACAAATGGCAGCGACGCACACACTCCCTCTGGCGTCACCGGGCATGGCACGCATCTGCCTTTACGGGGATTTGCAACGATTTGGCCGCCGCATCGATCTTCGTGTGAAAACGGGGGCTGAAGCTATCCGGGCGCTGGCCACACAGCTCCCGGCGTTTCGTCAGAAACTGAGCGACGGCTGGTATCAGGTACGGATTGCCGGGCGGGATGTCAGCACGTCCGGATTAACGGCGCAGTTACATGAGACTCTGCCTGATGGCGCTGTGATTCATATTGTTCCCAGAGTCGCCGGGGCCAAGTCAGGTGGTGTATTCCAGATTGTCCTGGGAGCTGCCGCCATTGCCGGATCATTCTTTACTGCCGGAGCCACCCTTGCAGCATGGGGGGCAGCCATTGGGGCCGGTGGTATGACCGGCATCCTGTTTTCTCTCGGTGCCAGTATGGTGCTCGGTGGTGTGGCGCAGATGCTGGCACCGAAAGCCAGAACTCCCCGTACACAGACAACGGATAACGGCAAACAGAACACCTATTTTTCCTCACTGGATAACATGGTTGCTCAGGGCAATGTTTTGCCTGTTCTGTACGGTGAAATGCGTGTGGGGTCGCGGGTGGTTTCTCAGGAGATCAGCACGGCAGACGAAGGGGACGGTGGTCAGGTTGTGGTGATTGGTCGCTGATGCAAAATGTTTTATGTGAAACCGCCTCCGGGCGGTTTTGTCGTTTATGGAGCATGACGAATGGGTAAAGGCAGTAGTAAGGGGCATACCCCGCGCGAAGCGAAGGATAACCTGAAATCCACGCAGCTGCTGAGTGTGATCGATGCCATCAGCGAAGGGCCGATTGAAGGTCCGGTGGATGGATTAAAAAGCGTGCTGCTGAACAGTACACCGGTGCTGGACAGTGAGGGGAATACCAACATCTCCGGTGTCACGGTGGTGTTCCGGGCAGGTGAGCAGGAGCAGACACCGCCGGAGGGATTTGAATCCTCCGGTTCCGAGACGGTGCTGGGTACGGAAGTGAAATACGACACGCCGATCACCCGGACCATCACGTCTGCAAACATCGACCGTCTGCGCTTTACCTTCGGTGTGCAGGCACTGGTGGAAACCACCTCAAAGGGTGACCGGAATCCGTCGGAAGTCCGCCTGCTGGTTCAGATACAACGTAACGGTGGCTGGGTGACAGAAAAAGACATCACCATTAAGGGCAAAACCACGTCGCAGTATCTGGCCTCGGTGGTGGTGGATAACCTGCCGCCGCGACCGTTCAATATCCGGATGCGCAGGATGACACCGGACAGCACCACAGACCAGCTGCAGAACAAAACGCTCTGGTCGTCATACACCGAAATCATCGATGTGAAACAGTGCTACCCGAACACGGCACTGGTCGGCGTGCAGGTGGATTCGGAGCAGTTCGGCAGCCAGCAGGTGAGCCGTAATTATCATCTTCGCGGGCGCATTCTGCAGGTGCCGTCGAACTATAACCCGCAGACGCGGCAATACAGCGGTATCTGGGACGGGACGTTTAAACCGGCATACAGCAACAACATGGCCTGGTGTCTGTGGGATATGCTGACCCATCCGCGCTACGGCATGGGGAAGCGTCTCGGTGCGGCGGATGTGGACAAATGGGCGCTGTATGTCATCGGCCAGAATTGCGACCAGTCGGTGCCGGATGGCTTTGGTGGCACGGAGCCGCGCATCACCTGTAACGCTTACCTGACCACACAGCGCAAGGCGTGGGATGTGCTCAGTGATTTCTGCTCGGCGATGCGCTGTATGCCGGTATGGAACGGGCAGACGCTGACGTTCGTGCAGGACCGACAGTCGGATAAGGTGTGGACCTATAACCGCAGTAATGTGGTGATGCCGGATGATGGCGCGCCGTTCCGCTACAGCTTCAGCGCCCTGAAGGACCGCCATAATGCCGTTGAGGTGAACTGGATTGACCCGAACAACGGCTGGGAGACGGCGACAGAGCTTGTTGAAGATACGCAGGCCATTGCCCGTTACGGTCGTAATGTCACGAAGATGGATGCCTTTGGTTGTACCAGTCGGGGGCAGGCACACCGAGCCGGGCTGTGGCTGATTAAAACGGAACTGCTGGAAACGCAGACCGTGGATTTCAGCGTGGGCGCAGAAGGGCTTCGCCATGTGCCGGGCGATGTTATTGAAATCTGCGATGATGACTATGCCGGTATCAGCATCGGTGGTCGCGTGCTGGCGGTGAACAGCCAGACCCGGACGCTGACGCTCGACCGTGAAATCACGCTGCCATCCTCCGGCACCACGCTGATAAGCCTGGTTGACGGTGAGGGTAATCCGGTCAGCGTGGAGGTCCAGTCCGTCACCGACGGCGTGAAGGTGAAAGTGAGCCGTGTTCCTGACGGCGTTGCTGAATACAGCGTGTGGGGGCTGAAGCTGCCGACGCTGCGCCAGCGCCTGTTCCGCTGCGTGAGTATCCGTGAGAACGACGACGGCACGTATGCCATCACCGCCGTGCAGCATGTACCGGAAAAAGAGGCCATCGTGGATAACGGGGCGTACTTTGACGGCGACCAGAGCGGCACGGTGAATGGTGTCACGCCGCCAGCGGTGCAGCACCTGACCGCCGAAGTCACCGCAGACAGCGGGGAATATCAGGTGCTGGCGCGCTGGGACACGCCGAAGGTGGTGAAGGGCGTGAGCTTCCTGCTCCGTCTGACCGTAACAGCGGATGACGGCAGTGAGCGGCTGGTCAGCACGGCCCGGACGACGGAAACCACATACCGCTTCAGGCAACTGGCGCTGGGGAACTACAGGCTGACAGTCCGGGCGGTAAATGCGTGGGGGCAGCAGGGCGATCCGGCGTCGGTATCGTTCCGGATTGCCGCACCGGCAGCACCGTCGAGGATTGAGCTGACGCCGGGCTATTTTCAGATAACCGCCACGCCGCATCTTGCCGTTTATGACCCGACGGTACAGTTTGAGTTCTGGTTCTCGGAAACGCGGATTACCGATATCAGGCAGGTTGAAACCACAGCCCGCTACTTTGGCACGGGGCTGTACTGGATAGCCGCCAGTATCAATATCAAACCGGGCCATGATTATTACTTTTATATCCGCAGTGTGAACACCGTTGGCAAATCGGCATTCGTGGAGGCCGTCGGTCGGGCGAGCGATGATGCGGAAGGTTATCTGGATTTTTTCAAAGGCAAGATAACCGAATCTCATCTCGGCAAGGAGCTGCTGGAAAAAGTCGATCTGACGGAGGATAACGCCAGCAGACTGGATGAGTTTTCGAAAGAGTGGAAGGACGCTAACGATAAATGGAATGCCATGTGGGGCGTCAAAATTGAGCAGACCAAAGACGGCAAACATTATGTCGCGGGTATTGGCCTCAGCATGGAGGACACGGAGGAAGGCAAGCTGAGCCAGTTTCTGGTTGCCGCTAACCGTATCGCGTTTATTGACCCGGCAAACGGGAATGAAACGCCGATGTTTGTGGCGCAGGGCAACCAGATATTCATGAACGACGTGTTCCTGAAGCGCCTGACGGCCCCCACCATTACCAGCGGTGGCAGTCCTCCGGTATTTTCCCTGACATCAGACGGAAAGCTGACCGCTAAAAATGCGGATATCAGTGGCAGTGTGAATGCGAACGCCGGGACGCTCAACAATGTCACGGTAAATGAAAACTGTACGATTAAGGGCATGCTGGAGGCGACTCAGGTCAGAGGTGACTTCGTTAAAGCTGTATCCAAATCATTCCCGAAACAGGCTGGTACGTGGGGTAACACGGAAACACCAAACGGGACGGTTACAGTCACCATCAGTGATGATCATAACTTTGACCGTCAAATCATTATTCCGCCCATTATCTTTAACGGAATAGCGTATAGCGATCCGGGAAGTGGTAATAACCCGGGAGGTACAAGATACACGGGTTATGGTTTTGAAGTTCGCAAAAACGGTGTATTAATCGCATCCAGAGAAACTAAAGGGGCCATTCCCGGTAGCTACAGTGCGGTTATTGATATGCCGAGTGGCAGGGGAAGCGTCACTCTGGAGTTTAAGGTTTTCCATAAAGGCAATCAGTGGGCAGGTAATATCACCGACTGTACGGTGATTGTGACCAAAAAAGCCGCTTCCGGCATCAGTATTCGTTGAAATTGTTATAACCCATATAAGGGCACCAGAAATGGTGCCTTTTTTATTGCAGAAAAGCGAGAGGTAATTATGCGTAAAGTTTGTGCAGCAATTTTGTCCGCAGCCATTTGTCTGGCCGTATCCGGTGCGCCTGCATGGGCGTCTGAACATCAGTCCACGCTGAGCGCGGGGTATCTTCATGCCTCGACCAACGTTCCCGGCAGCGATGATCTGAACGGGATTAACGTGAAATACCGTTATGAGTTTACGGATACGCTGGGGATGGTGACGTCATTCAGCTATGCAGGAGACAAGAATCGCCAGCTGACCCGTTACAGCGATACCCGCAGGCATGAAGATTCTGTGCGTAACCGCTGGTTCAGCGTGATGGCGGGGCCCTCTGTGCGCGTGAATGAATGGTTCAGTGCGTATGCGATGGCGGGCGTGGCTTACAGCCGTGTGTCGACTTTTTCCGGGGATTATCTCCGCGTAACTGACAACAAGGGGAAAACGCATGATGTGCTGACCGGAAGTGATGACGGTCGCCACAGCAACACGTCTCTGGCGTGGGGGGCTGGCGTGCAGTTTAACCCGACCGAATCCGTGGCCATTGATATTGCTTATGAAGGTTCCGGCAGTGGTGACTGGCGCACTGACGGTTTCATCGTGGGTGTCGGTTATAAGTTCTGATTAGCCAGGTAACACAGTGTTATGACAGCCCGCCGTTTCAGGCGGGCTTTTTTGTGGGGTGAATATGGCAGTAAAGATTTCAGGTGTACTGAAAGACGGCACAGGAAAACCGGTACAGAACTGCACAATCCAGCTGAAAGCAAAACGTAACAGCACCACGGTGGTGGTGAACACGCTGGCATCTGAAAATCCGGATGAAGCCGGGCGTTACAGTATGGACGTTGAGTACGGTCAGTACAGCGTTATTCTGTTGGTGGAGGGATTCCCGCCGTCACATGCCGGGACCATCACCGTGTATGAAGATTCTCAACCCGGTACGCTGAATGATTTTCTCGGTGCCATGACGGAGGATGATGCCCGTCCGGAGGCACTGCGCCGTTTTGAGCTGATGGTGGAAGAGGTGGCGCGTAACGCGTCCGCAGTGGCACAGAACACGGCAGCCGCAAAGAAGTCAGCCAGCGATGCCGGCACATCTGCCCGTGAGGCGGCAACCCATGCGACTGATGCTGCAGACTCAGCACGCGCAGCCAGCTCGTCAGCCGGACAGGCCGCGTCGTCGGCTCAGTCAGCGTCTTCCAGCGCAGGAACGGCATCAGCAAAGGCCACTGAAGCATTAAAAAGTGCTGCCGCTGCAGAGTCCTCAAAAAGCGCGGCGGCCACCAGTGCCGGTGCGGCAAAAACGTCAGAAACGAATGCGGCAGCGTCACAACAATCAGCCGCCACTTCTGCATCCACCGCGACCACGAAAGCGTCAGAAGCTGCCTCCTCAGCCAGGGATGCGTCGGCTTCAAAAGAGGCGGCAAAATCATCAGAAACAAGCGCAGCCTCGAGCGCCAGTAGTTCCGCTTCCTCGGCAACGGCGGCAGGCAATTCCGCGAAAGCGGCAAAAACGTCCGAGACGAACGCTAAGTCTTCTGAGACGGCAGCGGAACAGAGTGCCTCCGCAGCAGCAGACTCAAAAACAGTGGCTGCATCATCTGCCAGCGCCGCGTCAACAAGTGCCGGGCAGGCCTCAGCCAGTGCCACCGCTGCCGGAAAGTCGGCAGAAAGTGCTGCATCGTCTGCTTCAACAGCCACAACGAATGCTGGCGAAGCCGCTGTACAGGCCAGCGCAGCCGCGAGGTCAGCTTCCGCAGCGAAGACATCCGAGACGAACGCGAAAGCGTCGGAAACCAGCGCAGAATCCTCAAAAACGGCTGCCGC